ATTTAGCTGAATTTTTGTCAAAAACAGCAATATCTTGTGGCAATGGATTGCGAACTACCCCACCGTTTCCGCTAGTAGATGTATACCATTTGGCGTCAGACCAGTTTCCTGAAGTTACTGCTGCGTTGTAAAAATACCCTGATATAGAAGGACTAAAAGTAATACCACTATTACCGCCGCCATCTCCCCAACCGGTTGCATCTGGTGAAGACCAGTTAGCAACTCCTGATACTTTAATATTTTGAAAAATAACATATTTGATTGCAAGACTACTTGCTGTAATTGTTGATGGTGTGTATGACCAACTAGGTGTATACACAATAGATTGATCACTGGCGATATAAGTTGGTACGTGTCCAACCCCATTAGTAAATTGATTGATGCCAGATACGGTGAAAAGCCCATTGATTACGAGGTTTGATCCACTAGAGATAATTAAATTATTGCCTGATGTAGTGGTTGACAGTGTTGGAGAGAATGTCAGGTTGGAAAGAGGGAATGTAGAACCTGTACCAGTAGCATCATAGAAATACAAAGGGCCTTGACCACTATACGTAATCGGAGGCAATGTAGTTGATGTGCCGTTATAACTAACCACAGAACCATAAGGGAGCGTATTGCTAAGAACGATTGATGCGCCTGCTGAGTATTGACTTGTAACACTTCCATTAATTGCAATAGTTGGAGTTAAGTCTCCAGATGATGTTGGACCGCTATTGATAACAATATTGGAAGACCCAAAATTAATAGTAGATAAGTTATTTGCAGTTAACGTTGATAATGTACAGCTATTGTTGTTAGTTGTAAAATTACCATTGGTATCTAAATAAAGATTACCTATATAAGAGCCACTCAACGATAAAGAAGAGTTATTATATATGCTAATCCTACCATTGCCAAGGTTAATGTTTCCGGAAGTTGTCACTGGTGCCGAAAGCCCATAAAAGGTAACAGAGTCGCCATTCACTGGGAATACAGATGCAATACCACCTGATGAGTATCCGCTACTAGGAACTGAAGTGGGAAATATTTGAAAACCACCGCTAGTGGTTCCTACTATCTGTTGGTTTTGGTTGTAATCATTTGGAGTCGTTCCAGTGATTACAACGGTTTGGCCAACTACAAAATTATTAGATCCTAGATATGTTACAGTTGGGGAAATTGAAGGGTTACCACCTGACACATAAAGGTCAGTTACATAGTTGTTATATGCAACATAAAAACTTGATGCTGTACAAGAAGTAATTGGCAGAGCCGTAATGTTAAAAGCTGTCCCAGATCCAGCATTTCCTGTAGCACCAGTTACAGTAACCAATTGACCTGGGATGAAGTTGTTGTTACATATATATAGTGCACCACCATTAGAATCAGCAAACCCACCAGAACCAGAAATGCCAGCAAAAGCTGACGATGTAGACTGCACACTAAAAGAGGAAGCAGTAACTGAAGTTACCACCCAGTTATCACTAAATATAGTCGGAGATGTTTCAAATACGCTTATTGGCTCTCCGACCACAAATGGATTGGCATACCCACCGGCTGTATTAAAAGTAATTGTATATGGACTGCTACTACCGCTTACAGTGATGTTATTAATGTTTACAGTGCTTTGCCCATAAGCAAAACCACCAGAACTATAACTATCACCAGAAACTGTTGCGTTTGTAGTAAAAGAAGATGTTGTTACACGCGTTATGGTTGCAAAGACGTTAAACAACCCACTTGTTGAGACAATGTTTTTTGTTCTTACAAGTTGTCCAACTACAAAAGGATTGGTTCCACTAACAAAATAAGTAGGGGTTGAATTGGATAAATTTGCGCCACTGATCGTAGCGGAGACACCAATGTTATAAGAAATAGCATTGGTAATTGGACCACCCGTATACGTAACCGGGTTGTTATAGTATGCACCAGTAATGGTTACGTCAGGATAACCCCAGTTAACCTGTGGTTGATTCCAGTACCAAGTGTTAGGGTACCCACTAACAATTTGAAAAGCGTAGTCAGCCATTATACGATTCCAACAATGCGCCAAGCTCCACTAGGGTTAATCGTTAGATCCCAAACAAATGCGTAATCTACACGACCTGAAGAGGGTGGAACTGTAGGCAGTGCAATGCTAGAAGGCTCAAAACTTCCCGCTGTCCAAGCAGAACCAGGAATGTTAAATGGCCCTGCAATATTGGTGAAGGCAATGCGTATTGTTTTTTCACCTGATACTGTATTGCTTGCAAATGCCATGGATGTAACTGAAACGCCTTGTCCGCTAACTAATACTACATCATAATTAGCAGGGTTTACAGAAGATAAAGGTGTTGCTGAGCCCGGGACTGTAATTACACGGGGATTACCATCGATAATACCGGTGACAATTCTTCTTACGTTTGCTGTGTCGTTTAGGATTGGAGCTGGGTAAGTTCCAATCAAGTCACCAGCGGCAGAAATGCCACTGATAGTGGTAAGAACGTTATTTCCGCTTACAGTCAAACCACTTGCTACAGCAAGGTTGCCAGTGATAGAACCACCGGCTGATGGCAACGCTGCATAAGCTACACCACTAACTGTATTCAAGTTGCCTGATGTAACTGCGTATGATCCACTCAAGGCTACAAACTGGCTGGTTAGCGTGGTTACATTGCCGCTAGTTACAACATACTGGCCACTAAGAGTTGTCAAGCTCCCTGAAGTAGATACGTACTGGCCACTAAGTGTAGCCAAATTAGAATTGGTAGTCGTTATATTCCCACTAATATTAGTAAGATCAGTTACAAGACCAGTAACTTGGTTTTTGGTAATCTGAATACCAGTTGCTGTTACCGCACCGCTAACGGTCAAACCGCTGACAACTGTTAAGTTGCCTGATATTGTTCCACCTGAGATTGGCAAGAAATTGCCTGATGTCCCACCAGAAATTGTAATTGGTGTCCACGCAGTGTTATTCCATACCAAGCTTTGACCGCTAGCTGGAGTAGAAGACGAAATGGGGTAGCCTTGTAGAGTAGTGGCATTGGTACCACTGGCTCCACCACCACTAATTGAGATTGGCAACCATTGCGTGCCATTGTAAACTATTGACTGGCCAGAAGTTGCTGCTATGCCACCAACATAAGGACTGGTGAAATATACACCACCTTGGAACGTTGAAGAACCAGTAACCGTTAAGTTACCAGTGATAGTTCCACCAGAACGTTGTAAAGCACCGTAAGCTACACCACTAACGGTGTTAAGACTACCGCTTAGAGAAGCAATGTTGCCTGTTGCGGTAGTTACAATCCCGCTAGTAGTGTTATACTGACCAGATAACGTAACAAATTGACCGCTTAGGGTTGTTAATGATCCACTAAGGTTGGCAATATTATTGGCGTTCGTATTCAGTGCGCCTGAAATATTTGTTAAGTCAGAAGTAAGATTTGTAACTTGGCTTTCAGTGATTTGGATACCAGTTGCAGTAACTGTTCCACTAACAGTTAAACCTGAAACAACTACTAAGTTGCCACTAATCGTGCCGCCAGTAAGAGGAAGATAGTTGCCTGATGCTGTACTAAAATTACCCAAAAATGCTTGAACCAGGTTACTTCTGGTAGCACTAGTCAATACCGTGTTCATCATCTTCCTTTAAAGTAGTAGAACCAATGGTGCCGAGCTCTTCCCGGTCACCATTGGCTCTAATAATTACTGCTTCTACCTTTACATTAAAAGGTACGTGTTCCATTAGGATTGCTGACGGTACGTTCTCTTCTGACCAGTCTGGTACAAGTTACCGCTGTAGGTAGCAAAGTAACCAGCGTAGCTTTGGTTCTCAGAAACATTCGTTTGGATCTGACGAACCTGAGTTTGAACAACGTTTGCACCTGAGATAGTACCGTTGTTGTTAACAACGAGCTGACCAGCAAAACCAACCTGGTAAGCGTGGACTGTTGCGTCGTCGACCCAGGTAGGAACAGCGTTGGGGGTACCAACGTAGCTTGGGTAAGACTGACCCTCAGTACCAGAAGGCACAAAGGCGGTCAACGTGGGAACAGCACCAGTACCACTGATAACTGTGAGCACAGCACCGCTAGGCACAACAATAGTTGTTGTCGTGTCGTACAGGTAGTTAGCACCACCACCGTTCACGTAGAACGTTGTGTTAGAAAGAGGACCGGCTGCAAGAGCAGAGATCAAGTTGTTGATGTTGCTACCAGTAGAGGTACCAGTCAAAGTCGTTGTGACCTGACCATTGCTACCACTGATTGTGAACGTAGTAACACCAGTACCGACTGAGAGCTCGAGGATACCGCTAGCCGTGTAGGCAGCGTTAACCATAATTGCTGGGTCAATAGCCTCAAAGTATGCGTTAGCACCACCGCGTGTTACACCACGGAGTGCGGCCTTTGTAGACTGCTCGTTTGGGACGTTTGGAGTAGTCGCCATTATATATCACCTATTCTGTTGAGTGTTTGTCCGGTTTGAAAAGTGCTGGCATGTGTTGCAACAGCTGCGTATGTTGTTGCAGCTTTTACATCAGGCAAGGCAACACCTTGTGAAATAACCGTATTTGGTTTTGGTTGGGTAGAAACGACAGCGTTCTTAGAAAGCTTCGTTGTCGACATCCTAGAAACCTCGTACAGTTGTGTTGTATTGATCGTTCTGAAAAACCAAACCAGTATTAACTTGGCCAGACCAACCCGAACCGCTTAAAGTAGGTGCAGCGTAACCACCGCTGACAGTACCGGCGAACGTCTGTGGTACCCAAACGTTGAACCATGGCTCATTGTAGATTGTTGTACCACTCAAAACCGTACCACTGGGGATAATTGCGCCCAATGGTTCGGCAGCAGCCTCAACATCAGGCTTCACTGTGTTCTTGATCTCGTCGCTCATCTAAGCTCCTTCTAGAGGTGGAGCTTTACAGTCCACCGGTTGTTATACGTTCTTTGGCTTCGGAGTGCTAGTACTCGAGTTCCAAATCTGTTCCCAAGACTGTGATGGGCCTTTAGGCTCAGCTTCGTCAGGAAGAGGAATCTTGTAGAGACCTGTGTTCTCGCTAGCTCCTGCAGCGAGGCTCTCACGGAGGTGATCCATGTGGCTTTCGCTTGTGTTACTTTCATCCTTAAGTTCAGCGATCTTTTCCATTGCCTCATCGGAAGTGATGAACGCAATTCTTCCACGCTGCACTGCTCTCAGCAAGTAAGGATCCTTTCGGATCTCTTCTGCAATTGGCTGGATACTATTGTGATAACCAGCACCAGCTAGCTTAAAGCTACCCTTATCGCTAGCAAACACTGTAGAACCAGACATCAGGTTCTCGATCCAGTCTGCAGTCTGAATGTCTTGCATATCCTTGAACGAAGCTGGTGCACGCTTTTGGAGTGCTGCTGCTCTGTCTGCTGGGTCTGCTTTGTGCTCTTCGTAGTGACCACCAAGGTCCACAACTGGGACTGGGGTGCTCTCTGACGAAACATCACTTGACTTCGATACTGTTCTTGCCATTTTGTTTCTCCTTGTTTCAAGGCAATGTGCACATTTTGCACATTGCTAACAGATCTAGGAAATCTGTAGTTTTTAATGCGAATTTGGTACGAGTGCCGGGGGCGATTTGCTTTCGCAGGGATCGTCCCCCGGCCGTACGGTTGTTAAGACTAAGCCTTAACGATCTTGCGCTTACCTGCTAACCTCTAGTGCGGTTAACCTGATAAGTTACATCAAAGTGTTCTCCATTAATAGTCCCATGTTCTTCGAACTCAATGAGCTCTTTCTCTGTTATTACAAGGTATTTATCACCCAGTAATCTTTGAGCAGTTTCGATTTTTACAACCGAATCAAAGTTCATGTAACCTTTAACTTCAACAATGCGTTCATCTCTGCCAGCAATGAAGTCTGGGCGGTAAGTCCCTACGGGAGTCTCAATGTCGTCACCGTCATATCTTCTCCATGCGATTCCGTATCTCATGCAGCAAGCTGCAAAACGGATTTCCCATGTTGAGTGGAATACAACGGCGGCATCATTAAGTTCCATAACGAACTTGTCCCTAATGCTCTTTTGTTCCTTGTGAGAACATTTGTTAGAGCAGTATTTCATTGCTGATCGATAGGTTTCAGGTCTAGTAAAAGATTCACCACAGCCTACACAAATAGCCGATTTAGTTCTCGGCACTTGTTTTAAACCCTTTCTCCGTCCTTCATCTGCACAGCGTTTTGAGCAGTACATCGTCTTACGTGAATAAGCGAGATAATCTTTCTCGCATACCATGCAGATGAAGGGTTCGGAGTAGGGAGTAGTTCTGTGAGCCATTTATGGTACCTGATCAGGTACTATGCTTTGACTATTTTGCCTAGGCCACGTGGATTAAGCACTATCTCGGAGACGAGCTCGTCCATGACCCAACCCTTGTGGAACTTCTCTGGGGTGTGGTTCTCTTCGACGTCGAGCGAGTACATGACGGGGAACACACCGAGGAACTCGGGGCTTGGGGTCATGTAAACAGTACCCTGAGGCACTTCGATCGAACGCTGAACTTGGAAACCACCGAATTGAACGATGCGCTCACCAGCAACAACACGGTCCTTGAAGGCCCAGCCGGTCTGGTTGATGTCCCACTTGTAGAGGTCACGGTAGTCGATTGGGTTGAACAACAGTCTTGAAGCTTCCAACTGGTGAACTTCAATGAGTGCAACGAGGTCGTACAGTGAGTCAGGAGTAATGTAACCCGAGAGCTCGTTAACGATGTGGTTAGGCGACACAACGTGGTTAGGGTCAACCGCGTAGTTGTTGATAGCAGCTTCGAGCACCGTGATCAAACGGGCGTCTTCCTGCATCATGATTGCCTGCTTTGACATGTCCTGTGCGTACTCTACGATATTCACGCGGAGGTACCACAAGTCTTCCTTCTTGATCTGAGGGAAGGTAGCGATACGGAACAAACGGACTGGAACCTTCTTACCTTCGAAGGGTGTCACGCGGACTTCACCTTCGTTACCGGAAAGAATGTAGGCCTGACCGTACTCGTCGAGGACGTCGTACATGACGGGGACACCAGGGGTGAGCGGGTCTTCCAGGAGGACGTTACGGGTCATACCCTGGTAACGGAGCTTCAGCTGGATAGGACCAATCATACCCTGACCCAGACGGACCATGTAGTTGTCCTTGTCGGCAAGGATACCGGCGAGACGACGTTGCTTCTCTTCACGGGTAGCAGTCTTACGACCAGTAGCCGAGGCGAGACGCTCTTGAGCCTCTACGATGCTGGCGACGTAGTCGTCAGACTTCTTTGCTGTACGGGGAGCCAAGTGATCGGCAACACCGCCATTAGGGTGAATTGTTGACATTTTCATATTCCTTTCAGAATTAAGCGGCAGCGCCGTAAGGTACGAGACGGACAGTGATCTGCGTTGGGCTGATAACGTCAATCAATTCAGCAACTGGAACGCCGTTGATGTTTGCACCAGAGGCCGAGGTGAGCTGACCAGTACCTGAGCAGGTGTACAGGAACTGACGAGTACCGCTTGTCGAGATGTTGTAAGCCTGAGTTGTGTCGAAGGCAGGAGCCGTAATTGTGAAGAAGGCGTTGGAGTTACCAAGCCATACAGCCCAAGCGTTGACACCGACCTGAGTCACGTCATCGATGTTGGGGTTACGGTCCAGAGCCGAAAGACCAAACGGCTTAGCGTTTGCGTAGTTCGTACCCGTTACTGTAGCCAGGGAAACAGTGTCTGCACCGGTACGGTACATGACCATACCCGAGTAGATGTTGTTGGTGTCCGTGGGGTCCAGGAACGTGTTGTAGGGTGTAGCCTCGTACTTCTCGTACAATGGAGTGCACGTGCGGTGAACCCCAACGTTAGCAATGCTATTCAATTGAAGCATGTTTTCTTTCTCCTTAGTTAGGGGATTGGTTAAAGTGTCATCAGCCAGTCGTCAGCAAGTACATCCTGACGCTTAACTGTTGAGGCCGTTGTCAACCGACCCATTTCGGGCATGCGGTTTGCACCACTTGCCACCTTTTGGCTCCGGGGTTGACGAGCCCCAGACTCTTCGAACGTGTCCAGAGCGGCTACAAAACCAGCTAGCTTAGCACTGTCCATTTGTTCAAACTTAGCGAGATGCTTAGCACGGTCGTCAGAACTTACCATGCCCATCTTCTCGAGACGGTCTACAAGGTTGAGACTGTCGTAGATCTTTTCACGGCTGGCCTGTACCGCAGCGACAACACCCTGCTGCTGGTAAGGAACGAGGGCAGGGTTGGTGCCGTCGTAAGGCCATACTTCTTGTTTGTGAGGCTCTTGGCCAGGTGTGATACCTGTCTCAGCACCATCGTTGTAGAATGGTACGTAACCAGCGTCTTCGCCGTTAACCAGTTCAGGCTCCTGAACATTGGTGGTGAAGCTAGGCTGCATGACGCGCTGACGGTCCCAGACACCAGCCTGGTCGTCGAGGTCACGAACGTCTACAACGACGTTGGTCTCCTGGTTACCGTTGGTAGCCTTCTTCTTAGGCTTCTTCTTCGACTTGGCCTTGTTCTTGCACTTCTCACAGCCCTTGCCGTGGCAGTTGGTGCAGAACTCGTCGTC